TCTTGTGTGTCTTGATGGTAAAGTGTAAGTTAACGGTGAATAATCGTGTGTAAGATAATAAAGTCTATCTTTTATTTCCCAAGTATCTTTTTGAACTTCAGGAGTTTCAACAGTTTTTTCAACTTTTTTTACAGCTTTAGCTGTGTTTTTCTTTTCTTTTGTTTCCATAATATAATATAATATAATAATTAAAAAAGATCCTACCTAAGTAGGACCTTGTATTTGTTTTTATTGTTAGTTCCAAGCAACAATAAATCCAGCAGCTTCGTAAACGTATTGATTGTTATCTGCTAGAGTCAAAGACACTGGTTTACCTGAAATTCCATTAGCTTTGTCTATAGCTTCTATAAAAGCATTTACGGATTCTTGAGTTCCAGTTCCATCTAAACTGAAAATTAGCTCATATCCACTAAAGTATCTGATAATTATATCTCCACCATCGTCTTTTACTGAAGCTACATTGTCAGCTGGAACCAAAACTGTGGCTCCAATATTTCCTGCACCGGCTTGTTCTCCTGTTAATAATTTTACATATCCCATAATTGTATATTTATTTAGTTTATTTTATATACTACTTACTTGTGTAGCAGAGACTAAAGTGCTTAATGTTGCTGGAAAAATACCTTCTCCTGAAGCACCATTAATTAATTCTACAGCATCAAATATTTTATTTGCGTCTCCGTTTGCTCCACTAGTTGGATTAGAAACACAAGAAATTTCTATCTTGTTGCCGTTGACATAACTTACATCTATCCTTTGGCTTATACTATCTACATAGATTTGCCCTATACCTTCAGCTGGAAGTAAGTCAAACTCATTGTTTGCTTTTAATAATTTTACATATCCCATATTTTCTTATTTTTTAAATGTTAATAAAGTGGAGAGCGTTAACCCTCCACATTTATATAATAATTAATTATGATGTAAACAATACGAAATTGTTTGCAGCTTGTGTAACTAAACATCTTTCAGATAAGTAATGTACTTCCATAGCATCAAGAGAAGAAGTATAAGCACCACCAACAGAACCAGTGATCCATGATTTCATTCTTCTATCATCAGTTTCGGAAGCTCTATATCTAACATGTAAGAAAGGACGTCTTATGTTTGATCCTAACATTTGATCATACACTGTAGAAGTTCCAGCAGGAACTAACACACCTTTGATATTTGTAACCATACCTCTAGTAGAAGCATCATTTAAATATTTCCAGTCAGTTTTATAGAAGTCATAAGAACCTCTTCTAAAACCAGAGAAACCAAAGTTAAGAGCCATTTCTGATTCATTATCAAATAAACCATAAGAAGCAGCAGCAGTAGAAGAAAAACCTCCACCAGCTTGAGCAGCAATCATATCATCAAAATCAAGAGCAGTAGCTCTGTCTAAGAATAACATGTTTTCTTCAATAGCACCTTGTAAATCTAGTTGTTGTAGTATAGCATCAAAGTCTCCTAATGCACCAGCTCCAGGAGCAGCAGCACCAGCAAATCCAGAATATACATTACCTCTAGCATTTAGAGACGCAAATAAACCTTCAGTACCTGTACCATAGTTATTAGTAGCAGTGTTAACAGTAACACCAGAAGCAGCAGTAGCTTTTTCACCTTCAACCATAGCCATTTCAAGATAATCTTCATATCTTAATCTAGTTTCTGATTCAGCTTTCATATACCATAAGTATCCAGATGTACCATCTTCAGTAGCAACTTCGATCCAACCGATCTGAGCAGTGTCAGAACCATTTACGAAATATTTATCTTTAATGATAATTGGTCTATTGCTAAATTGAGTAACTTGAGGAGTAACAGAACCTATCATTCCTTCAGTACCTTTAGCAAAGTCAGAACCGTAAACAAATACTTTTAAGTCTGAGTTACCTAATGCTCCAAAAGTAGCAGCAGTATAACAAACAGCAGTAAAAGTAAAAGTTCCAGGTGCTGGAGTAGCATCGTTAGCAGCCGCAGTAACCAAACCTTTTAGTGTTAATCCAGAAGCTGGATCAAATACTACTATACTTTGGTTGATTCTTACAACTACTTCGTTAGGAGCAGCTCCAAGAGGCGCTTGCACAGTAAAAACTGTACCAGCTGCGTTGTCAACTTTGTCTACATTGTCATAACCAACATGTAATCTATTTTGTTCAGACCAAATTACTTGATCAGATGTCATTGGCATTTCAGCGCCAACCATTCTTAAGAAACCTGATAACGTTCTGTTACCAAATCTTTCCACCTCTTGCTCATAAAGCTCAGGTAGATATTGTTGTGCAAAATCTGCAAAATTCTCACCTTGTGCATCATTCCACTGTAAATAGTTAGTAGAAAGGATCGATTGATCTTGAGTAGGTGATAATCCAGCATTAGTCACTGTGAAATTTCCCATTATATTGAGTTTTTATTTTTTTCTTATTTTTAATTTAGCACTATTTATTCCACTAACCGCTTTTATTTTCATGCCACCTAAAAATACTGCATCTGGATCAGGAGATAATCTTGGTTCAGAATTAATATTTTTAGACTTAGCAAACTCTGTTTTCACAGCGTCAGCTTTTCCTTGTTCATAAAAGTGACTAGCTATAGTGTCTATGTTTTGTGCCGCAAACAAAGATTTGTGGTAGTTACTTAAATCTGTAATTGCCCCATCTTCATTTAAGAACTTCTTAAGAAAATTTGCAATATCATTTTGATTTTTTGCTAACTCAGTTGGATTACTAATTTGATATTTTACATTTTTGTCTTTTAATTTAAAATCAAAACCTTTGAAATCTTCATTAAAAAACTTGTTTGATCTATCAATAAAATCTTCACGAGTCTTATTTACCTTGTCTTGCTCACTATTGTATCTATTGAAAAAGTCCATAGCTTTTTGTTGCTCTTGAGTAGTGCCGGGTCTCAACTTGATCTCGTCATAATATTTACTCTTTGTTTGCTCTAAAAAGTTTTTGGCTTTAGCAACTTCTTCCTTTATTGCAAGCTTACGCTTACGTACAGTTTTTTCATCATCTTCCTCGTCATCATACGAAAACTCATCATTAAGTAAAAACTCAATTTCTTCGTTATTTAAATGAGGTTTAGATTGTTTATAAAATTCTTTTAATAAAGTAACGTCATCAGCTGATGAATAATCAGCGTTTAATCTAACGTAGTCTTCAACTGTTCCACCTGTATCTTCCATAAATGAAACTAGTTTTTCGATGTTTTCTGGTAAAGGTTTACCTATTACTTTTTCATCTCTTATAGCTTCTTTAAGTTCTTCAGTAGTTTCTTTGACTTCTTCTTTAACTTCTTCTTCTACTTCTACTATTGGTGATACTACTTCTTCGGTGCTCCGTACTTCTTCAACCACTTCTTTGCTACTTGTCTCGTTTTTCTTTTCTTCGACAATAGCATTGCTATCATTTGTGCTGGGTGTTTGAATGGCATCTTCTTTGTTTTTGTTAAGATCTATTTTTGCTACTTCAGTTTCTTTTTTTTCTTGAGTTTTTGATAAATCTATTTTGTTAGTTTTTGGTTTTTTATTTAGCTTTTTAGGACGCTTTTTTATTTTAAAGTCACCCTCCTGTGATATGTTTTCTTTGTTTTCCATGATATGATATTATATAATAATTAGCCTATTTATTAGGCATTTCAAAATTGGTTGGTAAAGTACCATCCTGTCTCTGTTGTATAAGTTGACTTTGTTGAGTTGCCTGTATCTTAGTTCTTTCATCTTTACGATCTTCTATGAAAGCTTCTTTTTCTCTCATACCTTGAACTTCCATAGATTTTAACTCTTTGTCAAACCCATACTGTAATTCTATTAATTGCTTTTTTAATTCAGTTTCGCTCTGCATTCTTTGTAACTCAAATTGAGATTTTCCTTGCTCAATTTGTAATGTTGTTTGAGCTAACGCTTGTTGCTTTTGTACTTCTGCCATAGCTGCTCTTTCAGAAGCTTGCGCATTTGCATCGGCTTGAGCTTTTATATTAGCTAAGTTGTTTTGTTGATCTTTTTCAGCTTTTTGCTCTTGTTTAAGTTTTAACAACTTATTAGCTAGTTTTAAGTTTTTTATTTCTCTAATTTCTATAGCATCTGGTAAACTTATTGACTGCTGTTGTAAAGCTACTTGTATATTTTGCTCTAGTGATGCTTTAGCTTCTTCATCTGGTTCAATCTCTAGATATATACCAAAATCATATAAGTGAAGATTTTGTATTTCTTCTAATGTTTTTACATTGTATAAACTTATACTGTCTATTAAACTTTCTCTTAATAAATCAAACTGTATACTGTCAGCAACTCTTAATGATATATTTTCACAAGCTCTTAATGTTAAAAACAAACTAGCATTTAATATATGTCTAGTTGCTACATTTGAATTAGCTGCAGCAAGTTTTTGTAAACCAACTAATGATTGCTTATCTGGCATAGTACCATCTCTAGCTTCATTAAGTCCTGTTACATCTCTAATCATTTTTAAATAATACTCATACGTTGATATAAGAGAGTTTATTTTTTGACCACCTGAAGAAGTATTTAACTCTTGTATTGGAACTTTACCTTGATTAATGTCACCATCTTGAGTCATAGATCTACCAACTATAGAACCTGTTTGAAAATACATATTTAATGCCTCAGCTGGGTTGTAATTAGTTCCATTACCTAGATCTACTTCTGCTAATCCATCTACATCCATAAACACACCGTCAGGAACCACTCTAGAAAGAACTTGCTGCAGTTTTAAGGAAGTTAATTGAATCATATCAGCAAAACCTATCATACGCTCTACAGTTGACTCTATACGACCTTTATACATGTGAGGTGCAACTAGTTGGTAATTCATATTAACTTTAACAGTGTTTGAATAAGGTCTAGTCATATTCTCTGCTATTTTCCAATCTAACATTATGTCATGGCCTAATATCTTAGCTCCAGAATACAACACTTCTATTGACCTAGATACTTTGTCAAAGTTATCGCTTGGTGGTGGATTAAAAAAGTCAGGTTTTTCTAAAGCTTTTTCTAAACCGTTTTCAGTGTATTTTATTTTATACACTTGATCCATATAAGTTTTATATTCAAAATATAATACTTGTACAGTGTTATTGTTATCTTTACCTGTCCAGTTTCTAGTGTAGTTAGTATTACCTGGAAATTTTTGTATTTGCTCTAATTGCTTGTTAGTTAATTCAGGAAACTCTTTTTTAAGTTCTGGTAAACTAATGTTTTTAACCTCGCCAACGTAATATATGTCTTCAAAATTAGGATCTTCTGTATAAGACCAAACTAAATTAGCTGGATCAACATAGTCAACAATAATACCTTCTGATTTATTCCAAGAAGTTTTAACAGCTCCAATACCTAAAACAACTAAGTCTCTATTAAATCTAGCTCTAGTTAAATCATATTTGTTTTTAGCTAAAGTATTTTCTATTAACTCTTCTTCTGCAATTTCAATAGACTGTTTATAGTCTAACTGCATGTGTATTTCTAATTCTTCTTCAGTCTCAGGAGCGCCAGCTGGAGCTTCTTTAAGATCTATGCCTAATTCCTGCTGCATAGTCTGAATAAACTCTCTAGCTTGAATATCTCTATATATTTTATTAGCGTATTCAGTTCTTTTCTTTTGCGAAGCTGGATCTTGAGAAAAAGCTTTTATATCATACATTTTGTCTGACATACCATTTACAACAATGTCTACAAATTTAGGTATAACAGGCACTGGTTTCCAGTCCAAGTTTAAGTAAGACAAATCACCATTAATAGATAATTCATCCTTGTATTTTTGAACAGACTGTTCTCCTCTAGCATAAAGTCTTCGTTGGTGAAAAATAGTATAATTAAAAGAATATCTATTGCCGCCAACTCCTTGGCTAAACCATTCACCTTCTATAGCTCTTGCTACTTGCAGACCATATTCTGCAGTCATTTTCTCTTCTTGTGGAATTACTTGATCTGGAAAAGAGCTTCTAGTATTAGTGTATATCATTTATTTATTAATTTTTGAAAGAAATCCATCGTTGTTATACTTTTTTATTCCTAAATTTACTTTTTTTAACGTTCTGTCTGCTATTGGTTTATATTTATTTCTATTACAAGCCATAATAGCAAGTCCAGAACTAATAGAAGCATCATGCTTTGTTCTATTATTTATATTAAATTTTCCCCAATCCTCTAATGTGTCTTGATGATACATATCTCCATATCCGTTTTCTTTTAAACCCACATAAGTATCAATGTAAGCTTCAATAGCAGCAGCATGTGCTTGTTTAATGTCTTCGCTTGAATTAGGTATGCCACCTATTTCTTTTTCTGTTGTTGATAGTTTGTTCCAAGTTTTATCAGGGCGATTCATTGAAAAACCTCTATAACCTCTACGTTTAAAATAGTATAATAATCTAGGCTTATTATTTTCAGCCAATATTGGCATGCCATAAAATACACAAGCCATTAAAACATCTTCAAAAAATATTTCAGCTGTTTGCGGTCTTGATATATATTCTAAGAAAAAGTGATTAGGCGGTGCATCTTCCATAGAAAACTTTGTAAGCCCATGTAAAGCTCCTTTAGAACCTCTACCATCAACAGTTCCTGATATATCATAACTATCACATCCAAAAGCTCCTAAGTGATCATTACCAGGATACTTTGTTCCATTTTTTATAATCACTTGATTTTGAAGTTCTTTAGGTGGAACCCAACTAATTTTAAATCTACCATCTTTATTTGGAACAAAAATAACTTGTGTATCTTTAATGCCATTAATCCATTGAAAATTTCCTTTAGTTACATTTGCTCTGTTGTTAAAGTCTTCATTGTAATCTACTTGTTCGTATATTTTAGTTAGATTAAAAAGGCTTTGTTTAGTTTCATCTCTAAAAGCGTGTTTTTCAGTTCTTGGAAATTGTCTATAATATTCGTTTAAACTATCTTGATCAGACTTTAATCCTTCAACTTCATTTTCCCAGTGTTCGATAACTCCTGTTGTAATTTCAAAACCATCAATTCCTTTGACTGTATTTTTACCTCTAATGAAGACAGGTAATCCATAAGTATCGATGAACCCTTCATAGTTCCATTCCATAGGAACGAACAAGCTATAGAGTCCAGAAGATGTTTGTCCGTTTCTATTTCTTTTAGTAACGTCTGAATTGTTGTATAATCTTTTAAAATTTTCTCCACCTTTGTCTAAAGCATTTGAAGTTGAGCCCATCATACATTTACCTACGATTCTAGATCCTAGTCTTAATGTAGTTTTTGTAACTCTCCAGTTGTTTAATATATTATCAGGTCTCTCCCATTTACCACTTTCATCATGAGCTAGTAGTTTTAGCTTTTCACCATCATAAGAGTTATCACCTGTGTTTTTCCAGTCAATAGTAGTATCAAGCCCGTCTAATTCTCTTAATTGTTCATTGCTTTCAAGCTTCCTTCTAGTAAGCTTCGAAGCTGGAACTC